TCTTGCATTTGGCACTTTGTCCAACATGCCTTTAATTTCTGATCCAAACACAATGCCTTCTGATATTTCTGCATAATGCAAAGGTTTTATTCCTGCATGATCTCTACTCAAATAAATTTTTTTATCTTGTATGACATAGTAAGCAAAGGCATGCATTGAATCTATTTGTTGCACAAAATCAATGCCGTGTTCATCCAAGCCCCAGGCCAGTAGTTCAGTATCACAAGTTGTTTTTGGCACAAAATTTGGATACTTGTCTAAGAGCTCAAAATAATTGAATATCTCACCATTGTAAATTAATATGTTACCCTTTGGTGTTTTCCATGGTTGTTGTGACTGAGTGTTTGTTTCAGTAATTGCTAGAAGATTATGCCCTAACGTTGTAGAGTCATCGCTCCATATACCTTGTCCATCTGGCCCACGATGTGAACACGTCGTTATGTATTGTTCGATAAATGCCTCATCTTTGGCTGTAATGCCATAGATGCCACACATTAATATTTGTTATTCTTGATTAGTTCTAACACACGTGGTTTCAGATGTTGCCAAGCAAGTCCTTGTTCAATCTCTTCTTTGCTCCACATTGCATAACCTAAATTGTTAAGCCATTGTGTGCGATCTGGCATGTCTGGATTGTTGATGTTGTCAAAAGAATGGTTGGCTACTTCCCAACTTAATGCTTTATCATCTGTATTGTACACAGGCACACCATACACAGCGGCATCTACACCTGCTGTTGAATTGTGTGTAACCATTGCCCAAGCATTATCCAAATCTTCTTGAAAGCTCATTTTGTAATTGTCTTTCTGTGTAGACTTTCCTGGTACTTCATTGCCTGCCATTTTTGTTCTTACCCAAATATCTTTGTGTTTCAATTGTAGTTGTGGCACAATGTTCATATGATTTGGGTGTGGACGTATTTTAATTTCTCTGTCAGTGTGTTTTCTTATTTCTGTGATTACACCACTTGCCCATTCAACAGGATCCATGCCGTCCATTGACCAATTATCTTTTGGTTGTGTGCAAATCAAAATATGTTTGCCATCTGTACGCCAAGGTTTTACATCTATGTTAAAAACTTTTTGTATTTTTTGAAATCTATCTGCAGGAGAATTTTCGTTGTTGAAGTCACCATTACGCATTGGTGAATTTATGCCACATCTAAAATGTGCGTTGTCTCTGTGTCCAATGTTGCCAAATGCATTGAATACTCCGCCATCAAAATTTATTGTTACTCCGCCCATGCGTTCTTGAAACTTTCTTACCAGTCTACGTCTGCCTTTAGTATGTCCTGTTTGTGTTTCTCCACCATAGCCAAAAATTACACTAACTGGTGTTGAAGCATCCATTTCTCCGTCAACTATTTGCGGGTTGACTGCCTGTGTTATCAGTGTTGTTTGATCACCTTGTGCTTCGATGCCTTGTTTCCAACTATGCAACAAATCATAGGATATACCACTTTTGCGATCTTTGACTGTACGTTGAAATATTTCTACATGAAGTTTCATTATGTGCTAATATATATTACATGCCCACGCCAGAGTTTTTATTACCAGACATAGATGCCAGTAAAAGGAAAGCAGTTACCACAGCATTCACTAACATGGCAAAAGCATTTGGCAAAGAACCTTGGCCATATGAAAAATACAAACGTGATGGCGTACCTGATCATGCTGTGATTTGGGGCATATTGAGAGGTTCTGATTTAATGTATAGAGAAGCAGAAGCAAAAGGCAAAACTTTTTATTATGTTGATCATGCATACATTGACAGTGGACACGATAGATTAAACAAACGTAATGCATCTGTAGGTAAAGAAGCAATTACATGGTACAGAATTATAAAAAATGATCATCAGATTAAACATTGGGGGATGCCAATACCACAAGTAGAAGCAAGTGATAGATTAGAAAAATACTTTGACATCAAATTTCAAAATAAAAAGAATGATGGTGACACAATTTTAATTTTGCCTCCAACTAATGCAATAAAAACGTTTTTCAAATGTCATGATTGGACAGATAAAATTATTGAAAAATATAAAAATGAAAAATATGAGGTGAGAGAAAAACCTTACAATCCACCTATGCAAATTACTGACAAAGGATACATGGACAAAATTGATACTCCTACTGATAACAGTGGTGGACCAATGAACGAGGTAATGGCAAGGACTAAAAAGGTTGTTACTTACAATTCTAACAGTTTAGTGAATGCAATTATTGACGGCATAGATGTTGAAGCAAGTGATAATTCTTGTTGGTCAATATATGACAACAACAGAGATACATGGCTTAAATACCTTGTACACTGCCAGTATAATTCACATGAAAATGACAGTGGAGAATGGTTTGATTCTTGTAATTCTTGGCAACAGATTGTACAATAAATTATGTCTATAGCAGTAATAACAACGTTTCCTGAAAAAAATTATAAGGTGTACGGTGAACGTATGATCGACAGTTTTGTTTTTCATTGGCCAAAGGATATTCCTTTGTACGTCTATTATGAAGGTGAACGTCCGCCAAAACACAATGCACAAATAAAATACGTGGACTTGCATGATGCTTCTCCTCAATTGGTCGCATTCAAAGACAAATATAAAAATGATCCTGTGGCAAATGGTGAAGTAAATGAGATACCTGGCGGTGTAAGAAGGTTAAAGAATGCAGGAAAGAATGACAAAGGTAAAGGATCTTTTTTATGGGATGCTGTAAGATTTTCTCATAAAACTTTTTGTGTAGCACACGCAATTAAAACTATTGATGCTGACATGATATTATGGTTAGATGCTGACACATATACATTTGCAAATATTCCTAATGAATTTGTAAGAAGCACATTGCCAGAAGACAAACTTACTTGTTACCTTGGACGAGGTGGCATGTATCCGGAATGTGGATGGGTAGGTTACAATAAAAAGCATCCTAAAATAATGGACTTCATTAAAGCATGGACTGATCTTTACACTAAAGATACTATTTTTAATGAAGTAGAATGGCATGACTCTTATCTGTATTGGCAGATTTTACAAAGAGTGGCTCCTAATGATGGACACGACATTGGTGTTGGATCAGGACATGATGGACAACACATTTTCGTAAACAGTGATCTTGGACAATATATTGATCACATGAAAGGTAAACGTAAAATACAAGGTAGCAGTGCAAAGTCAGATCTTAGAAAACAACGAACAGAATCCTACTGGCAAAACATACACAAAAAAGAATTTATGCAAAAATTAGATGAAAAAACAAAACAGGAAATTATTAGTAAAGTAGAAAAAGGCACACAGGGCAACTAATGATTATTTCACATGAACATAAATTTATATTCATTAAAACAGCAAAAACAGGTGGCAGTACTATCGAAAACATTCTAGGTAACCATCTTGGTTATAAGGATGTTGCAAGTGGATCAGGATATCATGATGTCAATAATAGAAAGATCCGTTACACACATAAACAAAATTTCATTAGGTTTGATTATCCAAATAATCTGGGAGGCTATTCCCATGTGCCTGCATCATTCATATACAAAAAATTTTTTAAAGGCAAAAAACCTAAAGACTACTTTGTTTTCACAATAGAAAGAAACAGTTATGACAAGGCAATTAGCCATTGGTGGTGGCATACGCATACTAAAAGAATGTATAAAAGACAGCGGCCTACTAAAATGAGTTTGAGACAACACTTAACCAACCTAATTGAGTCAAATCATAGCCACAACCATTTGAGTTGTTGGTGGCGGTATACAGAGCCACCATCCTTTAGTGACTTCAATGTTGATATGGTTTATCAGTATAATGAATGGAATAGCATGTGGCAAGATCTTGCTAAAAGATTTTCTATCAAAATTGATATGGAAAAAACTGAGTCTGTAAGATTTAAAGACAGCAAAAAACCTTTTAAACATTATAGTCATGCTTACAGAGACAACGAAAAAGAATTGGTTGAGCAAATATGCGAACAAGAGATCAAACACTTTGGCTATGAATTTGTTAACACTGCACATAATTTGCCTCAACTTCCAGACAAATACTTTGGCTACGATTTATAATGCATCTGAAAGATCTTTGTAGAGATTTTGAAAAAAAATTTCCTCTTTCACCTGATCATTGGTATCAAGCACAACAATACAAAGTTTCACACAACGTAATACAACTTACTAAAAATGCTTGGTCTTTGGGCATAGGTAAAGATGCAAGGCATGAAAGATGGATAAGAATTCAGAATGAAAATTGCAAGTTTCATTGTTTTGATCCTACACCAATTTCTAAAGCTACTATTAAGGACAATAATTGGGCAGTAGACTTTTATATGTTAAAGAAAAAGAAGTCTAAAAATGTAAATTTACTTCAATATCATAATTTTGCCTACCACAGATCAGGCAGAAAACAACTTTTTTACACGCATGATCCTAAGATGAGATGTTTCAGCATGTATAGTAGCAAACTTGGGCACAGAATGAAGGTACAATCAATAACATTTGAAAACATGATCATTAAAGCAGGCGTACCTGATTATATAAAATTTGACATAGAAGGCATGTGGTTTGAATTTTGTGAAGATCTGTTCAAACACAATTTAAAGGTGGCACAAATTAATGGAGAGTTTGAAATGAACTATGATAATCATAATCTTGCATTCGACAAATTAAATACAGTAGTAGATATGTTTGAATCACAAGGATATAAAATTTATTGTAACAGAAAACTTGATACATGGAATATAGAATTAAGTTTTATTAAACCAGAGTTGGTATGACACTACAATTATACTGTCCACCTAACAAACAGTCTAAAGCATATATTGTTTTGGATGCCGCACGAAAAGGTTGGAGTGAAACTATTGATATTCACAACTACGCAAGGGGTGATGGACCTGCATTGTTTTGGGGGTTTGTAGGCGAAAACTTTTCTTTAATTAAAGATCTAGAACGCAGAGAAAAAACTTATTATTTTGCTGACATGCCATACTATGGAAGATGGAACGGTGACAACAATGCAGAACACTATTGGCGTATTACTAAAAACAGTTTGCATCCAAGGGTACATTATCACAGGCCACCTGATAGATTTGAACGTTTTGGAATAAAAATTGATTCATGGCAAAAACAAGGTGGACACATTTTAGTTTGTAATAGTTCACAAACAATGAATCGATATTATGGACACACTGATTGGGTCCAAGACACAGTTGCAAAATTACAACAACACACAGATAGAAAAATTGTTGTGCGTGAGAAACCACGTGCCGCAGGTACCAGTGGTCCACGTGCAGTGGAACTCGGTGGTCTTAAAACATTTGAAGAAGAAGCCAAAGGTGCTTGGGCAGTCGTAACATCAATAAGCATGTGTGCCATTGATGCCGTGTGCATGGGCATTCCAGTTTTTACTACAGAATATTCTGCTGTGAGGCAACTTGGCCTGCAGGATCTGTCTTTGATTGAACAACCTGTGTACCCACAAAGAGAACCAATACTGTACAGTTTAGCATACAATCAATTTACACCAGAAGAAATTGCAAGTGGGTATGCTAAAAAAATATTGGAAGAGACAACATGAATCTAACTGAAGCAGGAATATTTTTATGGTTAGCGATTTTTACATATGGTGAAGATATAATAAAGTCAACAGAATTTGAGAGAACTTTTTTTGAATTTGATACCATTGAACAATGTGTAAATTATGGTGATACAAGTAATTTTATTCAAAACATAGTAAGAAATAATCCAGGCAGAGATTGGCTGTTCGCATTGTGCCTTGATCCAAAGACTGGTGGCCGTGGATATATTTTGCCTGTTTATAATACAACACAAGAAAATCCATCAGGCAGAACGCCTTATGAAATGCAAAAAATTATTCTTGATTTTGAATATGTACTGACAGAATCAGTTATTCCTGAAGTGCTTGGTATCCCAAGTAATATGATTCCACCAAAGACAGCTAAATTTAAAAGTTGGGAATAAACGCATCATAGTTCCAATCGCGTTCAAAGTAATCATCTATATCGTCAGCACCATGCTCAAGCAATAGTTCATGTTTGTCGTTAATCCAATCCCATGTGCTTGACTTTAATTTTTGTTTTAATAATTTTTCAGCAAGTTCTCCATGTTGAATTAAGGTGCCATGATTAAGTCCGCCTTTATAAAGGTTATCGTCTTCCATTACAAAATGCATATCAGGAATCATTGTGCCATATTTTTTTGCTTGTGGATACAATATGTCAAGATCTTGTAAGCTGGCTTGAAAATTTATTTGCAAACTATCATTTGCTGAAAGTATTGCTGTACAATTTTTAATAACATCCCACTCTTCGTTCCACCATTGTTCAACAAATTTTGGAGTAAGGGCTCTTTGATTGTTAATTTTTCCATATTCCTTCAAATAATCCACTGCCGCTTTTTTGATATTAAAAACGTTGCCTTCTGCTAACCATACTGGATCTTTATCGCTATTAAGGTATCGATATACTCTGTCTTCTCTGGCCCAAAAACTCCAATACACTCCAACTACATCTTCATTTGTAATGTTGTGATGTATTTTGGCCTGCATCATTTTGTGTTGTATTGCAACATTGCCTACACCTGGCATTCCGTAGTTAAACAATTCCCATTGTTGATCATGTGCAATTATGTCAGGCCACATCCAGTATTTCCATTTGGTTCTACTGCAACCAAAGACAAACAGTCTTTTCATTTATTTTTTGATTTCGTTGACACGCCACATACGTCCGTAGCCTCGGTCTTTGAATTCTCCTATAATGTTAACACTACGTCTATATTCAGTTGGATTTTGTCTCAACGATACAGAGTGAATTGCATTTTGTTTATTCAAAAACATTGCAAAAGTATTTCTTTTGTAAGGCACTGTAGATGCAATGCCACCGTCATTTGAACTGTTTACTTGTCTACCAAGTGTTTTGTTTACTTCAGTCACAGTGCCTTGACTGTGATGAATTTGAAAATCACCACCTGTGCCTGTATCATTTGGGTGTTTCATGTACAACAATCCAGCATATATTTCAATAGGATTATCCAAGTGTGGTGTACGAGATGTCTTTTCAGTAATAGGTTTGTGCATCACCAATTGGCAGTCTGTGTGTATGTTATGTTGTGGTTCAGTCCAACCTCGGGCTTTGACTTCTTCTGTGGTAAATTCACGTTGCAGTTGGGGTTGTAACCATGGTTCAAACAGTCGAAAACACTGGTTAACATACTCCGCACTGGTGTGATATTCGCAAAAATCACGCCAAATTTCCGGTTTAAACGCCTCTTGTAGCACTTTATCTGCTTTGTACCTATAACATATACCCCCATCAAAAGGTTCAGTTGCTAAAACAGTGTCTGTGGGCCATGTTTTTTCTAGTTCATCATATACATTGTCAGGCAATGCATCTTCAATTATTATGTGTGGATATGGGTCTGCTACAACTACTCCACCTTTTTGTAAAACATTTAGGTTCATACAATACCTTGTTTGTGAAACATTTCGTCACGTAAGTTAAGCCATTCAGCGGCATATTCACATGTTTGTTTGTCTTTGAACCACGGGCCACCTTCAGTGTAGTGCAATGCTTTTGGTTTGCCATCGTCAGGCTCTTTATACCAATCAGTTAGATAGTTCCAGTGATGTGGAATTTCTCCTATTTCAGCATCATCTAGCCACATAAATCTATGGTGCCACATGCCATCTTCTTTGTTAAGATTGCGTAGATTTAAACGCATGTTCATAGGATGTCCACAGTTCCATAATACACAAGAAGACCAATTTTTTCTTGGATACACAGTCTGTTTTTTCCCATCCATTTTTACAGTAGACTTGGGTGTGTAATCGTGTTTAACAACTTGCACAGCCTTGTCTTTATCAGCCAATGCAAAAAGTTCTGCTGGATCTGATAAAAATAGAAAGTCACAATCTACAAATAAAGCATGTCCTTGATAATCCATTAGGTATGGCACAAAAAATCTTGAAAAAGTAAATTCAGTAGAAGCCTTTTTATCTACATCTCTTGTGTAGATGCCTAATTCTCTCATGGTAGAAAGTTTAAGTGGAATGACTTCTACTTTTTTATTTTTTCTGTGTATTGAATATTTGCAAACTTCGTATGCAAGATCTTCTCTTGTATCATATCCTACGTAGATTCTCATGCAATTCTAGTTAGTATCCGCAATATCCTGCATGAAAGTTTTTGATCCTAACTGTTTTAACATAGTGTCTGGATCTGAAACTTCATATGGATCATCATCTGCACTGAAATCATTTTTGCCTGGCTCTTGATTCCAGTGTGTAATTACACCATCATCAACAATCATCGAATATCTCCATGATCTCATGCCAAAGTTTTGCATTGGTTTTTGTACTAACATGCCTATTGCTCTTGTAAAATGTCCTGCTCCGTCTGGGATCATTTTAACATTTTCTACTGCAAGGTCTTTTGCCCATGCATTCATGACAAATGCATCATTCACTGATAAACAGTAAACTTCATCTACATGTTTTTTAAGTTCATCATATTTTTCTTCATATCCAGGTAATTGGAACGATGAACATGTTGGAGTAAATGCTCCAGGTAATGAAAATACAGCAACTTTTTTGCCTTTGAATATAGAATCTGTGTGCATATCTGCCCATCCATATTCGCCATTCTCATTTTGGACCCTTACTCTAAAAGTTACGTTTGGTACCTTCACGCCTTCTTTCATTTTAGTTCTCCTTGTTTATGGTGCCGTTGCACGGATTCGAACCGCGGACCTGATGATTACAAATCAACTGCTCTACCAACTGAGCTACAACGGCCTACCACCAATTTTCGCAGGCAAAAACCACCCAACATGGTTTTTCTGCTTTATTAATTGTAACACCATGATAGTCTACTGTAAACACATTATTTTTATTTTGCACCAAAGCACAAGTTTTAATTTCAGACTTTGGATAAGCCTTTGCAATGTCTTTAGTAATTTTTTTTAATGTGTCACCTTCGTCACAAATGTCATCTACAATTAAAATTTTTCTTTTACCATTTTTGATTGTCCAATGAGATGGCAACTTCCAATCTGTTTCCCAATTAGGATGATCTCTCAAAGATCCTTTGAACGGAATAAACTTTGTATCAAAGTAATGACTCATCATTACACCAATTGGTAGTCCACCTCTGCTTACACCAATTATCACATCAGGCATAAAATGATCTTTTGTCATTTCTCTTATAATTGAAGTTTGTAATGCTATTTGGTCAGCATAGGAAATAATCATTTTCTCAGTCATTTTGTTGCCTCTCTTAATTTGCTTTTTGGTGTGTTTATATTACGTTTTGCACACACAGGTTCAATCTCACATCTATCACAACCTGGCTTTCTTGATGTGCAAACTTTTTTTGCATGAGTAATTAACCACATATGAGCACCATACTTGTATTGATCTGGTGTTGAATTGTTCACAGTGATGGATGCTTTGCCTTCATCTAAACTATCTGCCCAACCTAATCTCCATAACAATCTAAAAACATGTGTATCCACTGCTATGTGTGGTTGCCCCCATACAAATCTCATTATTATGTCTGAACTTTTACGTCCCACTCCTGGCAGGCTCATTAGTTCCTTTTGTGTTTGGGGAACTTTACCTTCAAATTCTTTTAATAATAAATGGCTTGTTGCTAGAATATTTTTTGACTTTGCATTGTGTAATCCTGCTGGACGTATTGCTTCAATTATTTCATCTTGTGTAAGTTGAATCATTTGTTCAGGAGTATCTGCTTTTGCAAATAATTGATTACATGCAACTGATGTTCTTTTGTCTTGTGATTGTGCTGATAACATTACTCCTATTAAACTTTTGTATGCATGTTTGTGTATTTTTGCGGCTGGCTTTTTGTTTGAATAGTAATGATACTTTTTGCTGAGCTTTTCAAAGAGATAATCAATGTTTGGTTTGTCCATCATCTTACGTCTGCGTCTTCCATGCCCGCAACTCGCAGTTTAGTGATATTGGTTATTTGCCATTGTTTTTGATCCAATCCTTTGAGTATGCCTAGCCATTTGTTACGCAACAATGCCCATTCATTTACAATGGCTTCAAAGTCACACACTTCATCTTCACCATCAACATATTTTTCAACGTCCCTTGAAGAAAGTGCTCTTTGATAATTTTCTAAATATATTTTGTAGTGTTTTGTTCTTAGCTTTCGCAGTTCTCTGTTTAGATGGTTTAGCACTGCTTCTATTTCTTGTAACTGTGCAAATCTTGTTTCGACAATGCCAGGCAAAGTTGATGCGGCTTTTTCAAGTTTACCATACAACTTTACCTCGCTTTTTGCTGATATTAGTTCTTGTTCATAGTGCTGTATTGCAGAAGGAATATTTGCAAGTGACCTTACAATTTCAGAGTACCAATTAGTATTCGCCATCTTCCTCGTCGTCATGATAGTCTTTGTATTCTTCCAACACTTCGTCAACTGCATCTGCAAGTGGGCTATCGCCAACTTCATTCTGCAATTCTCTCAATGTGGATTCTTCAACTCCTTGTTCGATGAGAAAGTTTACCAATCTAACAGCCACTTCAGGCTTATCTTTTGGAATCTTTTTTTCGAAGATGTCCCAAAGTTCTGCTATTACTATTGCGTCTACTGTATCCAAAATTATTCTCCTTCAGTTACGTCGACAGTACTTACCTCTTCGACAGGATTTTCTTGCGGTGTAATATTGCTAATTTCTTGCATTATTAGTTCAAGTCTTTCGCCTGTCCATGCTTTTCTGTATTCAAGATGTTCTTTGCCTGATGCATCTATGTATTTTAAACGATTGCCTGATTTTGTCAACAATCCTTTTTTCTCAAATAAGTCTACCAAGCCTGAATATGGATCCATGCCAGTTTCATATGGTATTTTTATTTGTACACCTTCAAAAGGCTTTGCGTATCTTGTCTTCATAACTTTACATGCTGATCTTATACCACGCACATCAGTAACTTTGTTGCCATCTTCATCTTCTTTTAGTTTTAGTTTTTTCATTGCTATTACAATCGAAGATGCATAAATGAATCCTTGTCCGCCTGATATTTTGTCATCAGGGTCAAACATGTCTTGTGATGCATAAGTGTGGTTAGTCGCCAACATACCAATATTGTGAGACCCAAACATGTTTACACAGTTTCTTACCAATGCTGTAAGTGCCTTAGGCTTTCTACCTAAATCACCTTTCATTTCACCTTTTTGAAACTGATCAACATCAGTTGGAGTCAACAACATGCCTAAAGAATCAATTACGAAAAGTATCTTTGGCTTGTCTTCAACGTCTTCACCATAATCTGCTCTGTACTGCTTCATAAAAGTTGATATTGTTTTTGCAACATCATCAATCATGCTAATGCTTAAACGCATTAATTTTGTAGGATCAGTATCAACGTTCAGTGCTTGTAACCATTTTTCATCAAGTGCGTTTTCTGAATCAATTAAAACTACAAATATTCCTTGTAGTTGTGCCTGTCTTACCACATTGCCTGATGCAATAAAAGATTTGCCTGAACCACTTTCGCCTGCTAACACAGTAACTTTGCCTAGTGGTACACCTTTGTAGAAATCACCTGATATCAAATAGTTCAATGCATGATTGCCTGTTGAAATCCAGTCTGTGGGATCGTTAAATCCGATCCCAAGACCGTCAATTGATTTGGTGATATCTTTTCTAAATTTTGATATATCAAATGCTTTGACCATGTGTACCTCTACTTAGATTGTTGTCTAGCACGAATCATTGCCAATATATCTTCTGCTTTGTTATCAGTAGAAGCTGATGTTGGTGCTGTTTCTGGTGCTGGAGCTGTAGTCGGAGCTGGAGCAGTGACTGGAGCTGGAGCTGGAGCTGGCTCTGGTGTTGCCTGTGCTGTAACTGGTGCCGCAGTTGCCTCCATTGCCGGAGTTGGGTTTGGCGTTGCAGTTGCATTTACAGGATCACCTGTTCTTTGCGACATCCCTGCAGGACGGAAGTATTGACTGTATTTGTCAGGATCATATGGTTGTCCATCAACAGATGCTTCAAACATTTCCTTCATCACTGTTTGTTCAACTTCAGATGGCTTCTTTGGAAGGAAGTCACTTAGATTGAATAGTCCATGTTTGTCAATTGCTTGTTTCTGTTCTGGTGTAAGTGCAGATTCTCTTCTTGACCATTTTGATGTCGAATAGTCTGCATAACCACCTTTTGATGACTTGTTAATTCTAAAGTCAACACCACCATCATAATCAGTTGGCATGTTTTCCATTTCTGGATCAAGTAATGCACCTTTGATTATGTTGAAAATTTGTGGGCCAATTATAAAACGTCTAATTGGATTTTCTGGAGTAGTGTCTTCTTGCAATGGTGATTCATTCACAAAGCCTTGGAAAATGTAAGAACGTTTTTTCCAATATTTTCTACCCATGTCTTCTAACGACTTATCTTTGAACCATTGTCTTACTTCTGCAAGTATTGAACATGGTTCGCCCCACATCTCCATACAAGGAACTTGTACTTGTACTGCTCCTGTTGATTCACCTTTTACTGAGTTGAAAGGTAGTTTGATCATTGCCCTTTCGGCCCA